GCAGCGGGGCGCGGTGTCCGGATGCCGGATGATTTTCTGTTATGCACGCATTGCGTATACAGATTATCTCATCTCTCCCACTTCTGAATACAGTTATATGTCCGCATTGCGTGTAATCATTTGAGATCCCGGATTGATGCCAGGATCTTTTTTTGATGCCTGCCGGATTTCTCCGGGTGTGATCTGATGTTAGCTTAGATTCGTTTTGCAATCTATATATGTGCAATCAGTGAACTGGTGGGAATCTGGTGATCTAAAATTGTAACATATCTCCGGCGGTGTCGCTCAATCGGCGCTCGCCTTTTTCGTGAATTTTTTGTATGTTTATGTATTTTATTGCATAAATATTTATAAATTTCTGATTTTCTGCTGTGCTCTCCGGACTGTCCGTTGGTGATCATGTCCAACAAATTATACTTATTACATAATTTAATCTTGCTATTTTTAAACTTTATTGTATATTTTGTATAGTACAATTTTGTGTTATTATGTTGTTTTATGATGTTTTATATGTGGTATTGTGTTTGATTATGTGGTATCTGGTATGTGCTGGATTCAGCCAACAGGGTGACTGCTGCTCTCCTGATGCTTGAATGATACAATTTTTCATACGCATTGTGTGTAATTTTAGATGGCGGATTCGGATTTCACTTTAGCATGTGGAAGATACGCAACGTGTGTAGTTGATTTCATCATAGATTTACTAGGGTGTAATTTTTTGATTTTTGCAAACGGTGGAACGGTGAGTACATAGTAAAACTAGGTTTAAGTGGTGCTGTAGGTGGTATCTGTAGTGGGCGTATGAACGTTTCATGCTAGAATTGCTATGGGTCTACCGTCACAGTCCCGTTGTCCCATTTTTGAAAATTTTGAAATTTATAATATTTGCGTTTCGGTATAGAAAATCTATGGTTATGTGTGCATTGCCACGTTTTGTAGTTATATTGTGTAGTGATATATAGTGGTGATGGGCGGTTGACGGTAGAAAAACAGTGGTGAAATGGATGTGGGAAGGTGCAGGAAAATAGTTCAAATTTGAATAGTTTCAAATGCAACTAATTTAGTTTGATATTCAAAGTATTTTAGCGTTGTCCATTTTTTGCCTATGTTTTTACGTTGCATATTTTAGCATTGCTTTGGCTATAGTTTTTCTAGCATCAAGGGGATTTTTGGTCAAAATTGTGTTAGTTTGTGTAGTCTAAATTTGCAGAACCCGGATTTTTTGGAAAACTTAACGCCGTTGTGACCATAGTACAGCTATGCTTTGCACGACTTTTGTTTTTACACTTTCGGAAAAACTGTAACTGAATCCAGTTAGACCCGGGGGTGGTTTACATCCTAGAAAACCTAGCATTTGCCACCACCTGATGGATGTGACCTATCCCCCTCTCACAACAAATTTCCACTTAACACTACTTCCACTACATCCAAATTTACTTTTCATCCACTCTTTCCCCATTTTTTGCAACCATCAAGGAAATTTTTCGATGCCGGAAGACTCCCTAGTAAATCTATCCTTTAACGAACCAGCCACGTTTGAAAAATCACACAAATTTTCCATAAAATATTCCTTTAATAATAGAAAATCAACTTTTCTACCGTCAAGCATTTTTCAAATTAAAAATCTACATCCTTTAAAATCTAATCTGGCTACTCACAAATTTTCTTATGGATATGAAATTTTACCTCATTCACCGTACTACCATTTTTTATGAAAAAACTCCACTTGCCCATATGAATGCCACATATTTGAAATTTTACATTTTTGCAATTTTTATCTAAAATTCAATAATTTTTTACCGGTAAATATGAAAGAATATATTTCCAAAAAAGAAAAAGCCAGAACGGCGATTGAGTGGGTGGGTATGCTTGGCAAAATTGAAACACTTTATTCTTCCACTACATCACGCAAAGCACCTCTCGTAAATTTCATCAATTCACTTCATGTATAATCTTACATCTTATGAATCCTTTACATTAAAACCCTGTCTCATATTTTGGCACAGAATCGGTACTTTCACTATATATAGTCAGAAGACGATCCGACGCAGCCATCACTTACCGGAGTAAGCCATCCCATAAATTTAACAACCGGGACGTTAGTCCTATATACAGGTTTAGGTAGTGGTTACGAATTGTAGACGGTGGATTCCACTACGTTCCAGTATATATAAATTTATCCCCCTCTGGCTTCCAATAAAGAAAAATCCTCTTCTTCTGTTACAGGCCTAGGGTTGGGGAAAAGAACGCGAAGCGTTTTATATACTCTCAACGTCGTGATTGAGATAACGTTGTGGTGAAATTCTACAGCTTTCGATTTATTCGGAAGCTCTATCCATCAAAAATTGTTAATAGTAATTTTCTATTAAAGGATAAATTTGAAAAAGCCCGAACGGCGTTTGAGTGGACTATAGGGTATCTATTTCTTCCGGTTAATGTTTCCACTACGCTATATAAAGATAACATATCTCTTCCTGTTGTCGCTCAATCGGCGCTCGCCTTATATATAAATCCCCTTCTGGGATTCTTTTAAAAATGAAAGCTCTACTTCTGTTGTCACTCCGGTTGGTTATTTCTGAGTACAGGTGAGATATATAGAGTATATATAAAATGTTTCTTTCTTTTATTTTTATATTATATATTCTCTTAAAAAGGAAGGACATTAAAAAACGTTGATTTTATAGGATTCTTAAGGGTAGTTTGATACTTTTAGCATATCAGTTAAAGCCACACGGCAGGGATGAGGTAATCAGCGAAAGCCCCTAAAAATCAAGAAATTTCAGCAATTTATTTTTTGATACCTAGGTGGTAACAATTTTTCATGTACAGGAGGAAGATTTTATGGAACTTAATTGTAATGTAAAGGTCGTTGATTCTATTATGGGATCCGGGAAGTCTCAAGCTATTATTAATCATATTAACAACTCTTCTATAAAGGAAAAGTTCCTAGTGATTACACCTTTTCTTGATGAAGTCGAACGTTACCGGGAATCATGTCCGAGACGGAAATTTAAGACACCAGTATTCTCTGCGAAAAGTAAGTTAGATAATTTAAGAAAACTTGTCGAATGCGGAGAGAATATCGTTTCTACTCATGCTCTCTTTCAGAAATTCGATAGAGAATTGGTTAATCTTTTCCAGTCGAAAAATTATACCCTGGTCCTTGATGAAGTAGCTGATATTATCAATGAGTACACGATCTCAAAATCAGACCTTGATCTTCTTACAGAGAAATATGCATATATCCAGGAAGAAACTGGTCGTATTTTCTGGAAGAATGAATATTTTGATTATCGTGGAAGATATGATACTGAAAAGAAATTATGTGAATACGGGGGAATGATGCGATATGGAGATGGACTTGTAGTATGGATGTTTCCGGTAGAAGTGTTCGCAGCGTTTCAGAACGTATTTATTTTAACTTATCAGTTCAACTTACAGTTACAAAAATACTACTATGATTATTATGGAGTTTCTTATACATATATGAGCGTTACAGGAGACAGTCCGGAAAATTATCGTCTAGTCCATTTCAATGAGGATTCTACCGATTACGAGTATGATTTTAAAAAATTGATCCATATTTGCGATATTTCAAAATTAAATGAAATAGGTAAGGAAAAACACGACTTATCTAAGGCATGGTATGAAAGGAATAAAACCTCTTCCACAATGCAACAGTTAAAAAATAACATTTACAATTATTTCAACCATATTTGTAACAGTAAATCTTCAAGTAATCTATGGACTACGTTTAAAAACTATCAGTCTATTCTTAAAGGCAAAGGGTATACAAAAGGGTTTATTCCCGTAAATTCTCGCGCTGTTAATCGATATCGTGACAGGTCAGTTATTGTATATCCAGTCAATAGATATCTAAATCCTGTAGTTAAAAATTTTTTCTCTTCTAACGGAATCAAGATTGATGAGGATGGATATGCACTTTCTGAGATGTTACAGTTCATCTGGCGGTCGGCAATTCGTGAAGGAAAGGAAATTTATATTTATGTCCCCAGCTCTCGAATGAGGAAGTTGTTAAAAGATTGGATTGATAAAAATTCACATGTGTAATTAAGTGAATTAAGAATACCAGTGGCAAATCAAACAAAATATAAAATATTATAACCATTTATTTGATTTTTATTAATAATTTAGTCGAAATTCTATTGTTTTGAGTTGATTTGTGAGAAATGCTAGTAAGTTTATTACTGATCTTTCAAGTTTTGGAATTTTGACAACAAGCACTCCATGTTTGGAGTATAGGAATATATAGAAAGTATTATCCGCCAGTAATACTTTCAGTAACTTGTCACTCTAAGGATTATAAAGGAGCGATTTAAATGAACGGATTTTTTGTAACAGTAAGGAGATATTTTATTTATGAAAATTATGAACGGCCAAAACCTACGTAACCCTTATCCGGTTCCTACTCGTGAAGAATTTCATCGTCGCTTTGGCGGAATTATTTCTGAAGGAGATTTTTGCACTAATTCTAGTGGAAGAACAAAAGATATTGCCGGTAAGATTATTTCTGATATGAAATTTGACAAGCAGTGTATGAAAAATATACTTACAAGATCTCGCGCGAGGAAAGTATCTGGATGTATGTGATGGATAATATAGATAGCAAAAAGATGAAAAGTGTTCCTCTGTATGAGTAGGAAACTGTTGTTCATTATATGCGTGATGAAAAATTTGCAACAATATACACTTCCGATTCTACCGTAATAACAAAGCTAGATAAACTTTGTACGCAAAATCCAAATATGTATGCCGTAATAGAATCCGATGCATATCATCGGAGATACCGTGTATCAGATAAATCTATGGTAGCTTTCCGGACAAAGAAACGTGAAATGACAGATGAACAACGTGCCGCCGCAAGAGATCGATTTTTGAAAGCTCGTGAAAAATATTCGTAATTTCGATTCTACGCTCAGAAATTCAATACGGGCATTAGCGTAGAAAATTTTTCGACCCATAGACGATAAAGATATCGTCTGTAAAAAATAATTTGTAAATTTTAAGTTCTACATTGGAATAGAAAGGATGTTTAAAATGATGAGAGCAAAAGCTAGAGGATTGGGTTTTACTCGCGAGGTAAAAATCCCGGAAGAATGTGGTTTTAGTGGATATTATGCTATTTGTACTTACAAATATATACCGGATAAAAGGAAATATCGTTTGTCCATGCATATTCGAACTAATAAGTATTCCGACAGTTATAAAATCGATACTCAGAATGTTGATACCCAGTATATTTCTGGAACTCGCGAAAATATTCAAAGCAATATTGATCGTATCGTGGAACAATCTGCCATTTCTGGATTTTTCACTTCCTATATTCAGAAATATGAGCATTTACATGAGTGTATGAAGTTAGGTGAAGAAATCATGAGAGACAAGGGAGAAGGTGTTTCATAATCTGCGATATATGTAAAAGAAACCCTTGTATTCCGAGATGCCCGAATTATATAGCGCCACCCGCCAGGCGCTATTGTTCGGTATGCAAACAGGGAATATATGGCGGCGAAGAATATATAGAAAGTCCCAACGGCGAAGCTATTCATTATGATTGTTATTATGGAATTCGATGGATAGTTGATTGGATGGGCAGTCAGGTAAAAATTATGGCAGATTGATATGTATAACACTGGAGGTGTTTACCGTAAGCGAATTTGGTATTAAGATAAAAAACATCAGTGCTGCTATGCTGTATGAGGTTAATCTCGGCGTTCGAGATTATTATACATATACTGATGCTATGTTAAGTAACAGTTTGTTTAACGATTTTTTAAAAGCAAACGGAATGAAGGTTCATAATGAGTCAACAAGAGACATTATTTGTTTGGATTATGATTTTGGAAGTAGATCGTTTGAACAAGAACAGAAACGTATAAATGAGCTTGCTAAACGAACAGGTAACGAAAAAGTTCCAGATGATGTTATTGCGGAACTACGGCAACGACTTGAAGAACGGAAGTATTTATATTCTCCTAAAAGCAGGGATGAAATCCGAAAATATTTTTATGAAAACGGCGTTGATATAAAATATCACGACACTTCAAAACGCACCGGAATTACAAAAGAATCATCTATTCATTATGAAATGCTATTTCGGACAAGTGCAAAAGCAAAAATTGGACAGGTTATTTTTATCAATAGCAACCTTTATGAAAAGGCATATGACTGGTTGACTATTGGCCTGGGAAATAAAATGCCTCTCGATGATGCTAAGATTGTTGAAATGTCGGCATACGCTCCACTTACTACTTCTACCATCGTTGGGAAAATTCATGTTCCTGTAGAGGATATTTTAATCTTAAAGGATCAGGATTCCTTTTTTGAAACCATGGCGAATATTGTATGTGCTGAACCATATGAGGATTCGAAGGGTAACATCCAGAAAAAATGTGTGGTCAAACGTCAGAAAACTAAAGTGAAAAATACTTTATGGGATGGCATGATACTGATTGAGTCAGATCTTTTTCCGACCGGAATGAATGGTATGATGTTAATTCGGAATCATCTTTTTAAGGGGTGCGGTTTTCGATCATATCTTCAGCTCTTTTTTATGGATTGGTGTTTGACTCATGGTGTGGATTATGAAACATATCAAGTACAGGATATGTTTGGATGTTGGCATTATGTAAAAGATATAAAAATGATCACGACGGACAATGCAATTAAGTGGAAAAAATTTTCCAATCTTATGGGTGAAACCATGAGAGATGCTTATTATTATTGGTGTCAGCGTGTGCGTGCCGACGGTGATATGTGGGGTGTTGTCAAGACAGATCATCCGAGTAAGTTAGGCAGAAATCAGCAATTAAGCTATCAGATGATTAATACTCTTCCATGTGAGTATGAAGATGTTTCCAGTATTGCTCGTATAAGTAAAGAATATGTTGAGCTTTTAAAAAGTGACAACGATGAGTTTGAAAAATATCTGCGAAAAAATGCAAATGACGTAAACCATTTCGAAATGCTTGCAGATTTATATAGACATAACAATGAGTTTGCTAATAGTACATTTTTCCGGACAGAAAAGCGAAAAATTATCTTTGAGTATGTTTATCGAATGCGCAAAGGAAAGATATTAGTTCCAGGAGATAATTTAACTGTATGTGGAAATCCATACGCTCTCCTACTCTATTCGGTAGGTGATAATTATGAAGAAGACCCTACTTTCCACATAGAAGACGGGTGTGTTCAATGCTACACTACGAGATTTGATGACGGGGAATATCTGGCTGCATTTCGTAATCCACACAACTCTCCTAATAATGTATGCTATATGCATAATGTGTATAGTCCAGAAATGGAACGATATTTTCCATTTAGCAAAAATATTATGGCTGTGAACTGCATTCATACCGATATACAGGATCGTATGAATGGTGAGGATTTTGATTCCGATTTCAATCTGGTTACAAATCAACCTGCCATGGTTAAATGTGCAGAAATATGTTATCGAGATTTCCCAACGATCGTAAACGCGTTGAAAGAATCCGGGATTACATATCGCAATACGAAATCTGACTATGCAGAAATGGATAATAAGTTTTCAAAGTCACGAATAGGTATCGGATATTCAAGTAATTTGGCTCAATTAGCTCTTACTTATTATTGGACAGAATTATGCCAGGACGATCCCGATGAAGAGTTAGTGAATGAATTATATGACAATTTTGTTATTTTATCGGTATTAGCTCAAGTGATTATTGACGGATGTAAGCGCGAGTATGAAATTGATGCAAATAAAGAAATAGAACGAATAAGTAAGATGTCCTGTATGACTATTCAAATTCCGTTTGAGTTCAGAGATAAGATTGTTTATCGAAAAGTAGATTTCCCGGAATTTATGAAATATACCCGTGAAATTAAATGTACAAAGATGGGAAAAGAACGACCTCAGAAAGATATTGATAAAGAGCGAAATAAGCTGAAGAGTCGAATAAACCATTCTTTGGTTTGTCCTATGAACTGGTTGGAAAGATATATAGATACTATTCAAGGTTCTCCTACAAGCAATACTATTCCTACTCAGAATTTTTTTATAAAATTTCAAGGATCTGCGAACACTCGACAAGTTAAGAAAATTCAAGAAATGATCGACGAATATTCAAGAGAAATTTTTGAGTCTTTACGAATCGATGATGAAAAACAACGCGAAATTATCATTGTTGAAAAAACAGAGGATATTTTAAATAAACTTAAAAAAATCCGAATAGGAAATATCGTAACTATAAATCGGCTAATAGAATCTTCTTTTGGATTTAACGTTGATGTACCAACAAATCAAAGCGGGGATTGTAGTTATGAAATTGCTCCAAAGAATGTTCGGAAAACTTTAAATCTTCTGTATAAAATGAATCCAGAAAAGTTTTTAATCAACTTTGTAGAGAAAAAGTGCAAAAAAATTGCATCGTGATTTTTCTAGAAACCTTGATTTTCTAGGGTTAAACGGCTCTGAAATGCGTCCGTAATATGAGGAGTAAAAGAAAGTGCTTCATGCATTAGTAAACCTCGATCGCTATTTCCCGATGCGAGTTATAAATACGGGAGACAGTCTTAAAATGTATACTAGGGGCGGATGTAATATTATCCGTCCCGAATAAAAAACGCTTCTAACCCTTATGGGTTATTTCTCTTTTTCTTCTTTTCTTTTACCGGTAGCGGTGTTGCATATATTGCGGCATCGCTATTGGTGTCTTTGCGGGATAGAGCAGTTCGGTAGCTCGCCAGAGTCATGATCTGGAGACCGTAGGTTCAAATCCTACTCCCGCAACTATTGGATACTTATAGCGACTTTTCTCCTTTTGTGTTGTCTTATATATTAGGACATTTGTATAATTCATAATGTTGTCGTTCGCATCAGAGTATCCATAAAAATCGGAGCATAGGCAAGCGGTTAAGCCATCGTCCTTTCATGGCGGCATCTGGAGTTCGATTCTTTATGCTTCGAGTATTGGCTCGTGGATTTCCACTGGCCAATGTTTCATAAAATAACTTACTTTAATTGTAAGTTCAGTAGATTCAGCTACCGTAAGGTGAGATCTGATGGTTTAACCAAGGCGCTCACCAAAGCCCATGCAGTTTTTAAAATATACTGAAGGGTGCTGAAGGTTACAAGATACAGAAAATGGAACGAAAAATCCGTTCTAATATATATGGGGTGACTCCTGGTAGGGTAAGTTCCTGCTTCCCCATCAAAATATTAAAATAAGGGTGTGTAGCTCAGTTGGTAGAGGACCCGGATCATAACCGGTAAGTCGTGAGTTCAAATCTCTCCACACCTATGAGCTTGACAGATGAAATCAATTAGCGGAAAACAAGATAGATATAGTTTTATAGATGAATGTATTTATATAGGAATCTATTGGAGGCGCTGTCCTTAACGCGTGAAGTAATGAGCCTCCTGAGTCTATCATTTGCCGGGTTAGCCTAATTATTGGTAAGGCAGCGGTCTTGAAAACCGCCGTTTCGAGTGATCGGATTCTGGGTTCGAGTCTCAGGCTCGGCGTTTATCAAAAAAATGTCCCATAGCTCAATGGCAGAGCATTCGGCTGTTAACCGAAGGGTTGTTGGTTCGAGTCCAACTGGGACAGTTTATCTATTGAATTTTATTCATTGGATACGGCTGGTTTCGGGTCGATAAATAAGCATGGTGACATGTATAAAGTGGTGTATGTAACGGACGTATGCTGCGACTATCTATGATAGTTTGACAGAAAACCAATATTGTCAATTCCAGGCCTAAAATCAGAGGGCGACTGCTAATGATATGGTTTGGTAGGTGTCTTGAAATAGGCACTATACTAATGCAGAAATGCATGGATGACAAATTGATTCGTAGTGTGAGTGTCGCAAACACAAGCACTGTGGATATAATGATTAGTTCATCTTATATCGAAAGACAGGTGATTTTTCATTAAGCACGTCGATAGCAAGACAAGCAGGGTTGCGATGAGTGGGCTGTACTCAAAAGGTATAGATGCTCGAACGCATACCTCGTAATCTACTATTCGTTATAATAACATTTAAAGTTTAAGCAGAAAGCTTATTATCTTTTAATTATTTTGGATGATCAAATAATACAAAGCAAAAGTGTATGCGACAGCAAAGAGAAAAACGGCTTATTGTTCTGAAATATGGACACATATAAAGCTCGCAAGGCGATATATGAGGAGAGTACAAGTAAATGCAACTCTAAGAGACTGCAATCTCTGAATCCTGCAAGGAAGAATGTGTCGAAAGGAATCCTATAATACTTTGTTGTAAAAGTTTGCCAGTGGCTTGTAAACTGGTGCCGTTGTTGACTACAGCCTAATCTGCTGTGTGATTGCTTATTTCCAACAATAAGAGATGTCAACAGGTATAGGTAAAAATCTCAACTTATACTTACATGAACTATGTCAATCTTGGACTATCGGGGCAGATCCGAAATAGTTCTTTCCCACAAATATATAACGAAAAGAGGTTTTTCTTATTATTAAAATTTCTAAGGATGAAGCAAAATATCTTTTAGCTCATGGTTGTTGGTATGGTGAAAACGGAATCATTCATACCACTGCGAGACACCGTAGGACGTATTATCTCACAGAGTCTCGAAAAAATATGTCTACGTTGCGTAGATACAAGCAGATCAGCATTGCCAAATAGGCAAAATCTATGACGAAAGGCGGTATCTCTTATTGGAATATCAGTTATTCTTAGATACCAACGCATTGCTTAATCTTGGAGCAAATGCATTTAAAGAACACTTTGTAATTGCTCAGAAAACTTTACAAGAACTTGAGGCAATTAAAGGAAGTGCAAGTAAAGATGGCGAAGTAAAATTCAAGGCCCGTTCCGTGGCTCGACTTCTAAAAGATCATTATGGGGATTATACTGTAATTCTTTATTCACCAGAAATCAAAAAAATTATAGAAGATTACTTTCTTGAAGAAACCCCAGATAATATCATCCTATCATCTGCTTATTATTATAGCAACAATCACTCTACTATTTTTTGTACAGATGATTTGAATTGTATGATTTTAGCACGAGATGTATTTGGCCTTTATACAAAAGGAATTAATGAAATCAATCTTGTAAAAGATATGGATGAGTATAAGGGTTTCCAGGATATAACTCTTTCAGAGGAAGAAATGGCATTCTTCTATTCACATGTAAATGAAAATTTGTATGATTCATTAATAAATGAGTATTTAATAATTCGTGATTCTACTGGTACCGTCGTTGATTATCGGCGTTGGAATGGATGCAAATACGATGCTCTTTCTTATAAGCAGATTAACAGTAAATATCTTGGTAAGATTAAACCTGTAAATCCGCATCAGGTACTAACATTTGATTTGTTGCAAGATTCAGATATTACCATTAAGGTACTTTCCGGGCGTGCTGGATCTGGCAAGGACTATCTTATGATTGCAAATGCTCTTCGCTTGATTGATACTGGAAAATACGACAAATTAATCTATGTTAGAAACCCTATAGGGGTAAAGGACGCTTCTGAAATTGGATTCTTACCTGGCGAAATGGATGATAAACTCATGCCTTTTGCGGCTCCGTTGGCGGATCACCTCGGTGGGCGTGAGGGTTTATCACTAAAGATAATGGAAGGTGTTATTGAAATTGAACACCTGGGATTTATTCGTGGAAGAGATATTAAAAATGCAATTATATATTGTACAGAGGCTGAGAATCTTACCAGGGAGCATGTACAGCTATTAATTAGTCGTGTTGGAGATGGTTGTTCTATCTGGTTGAATGGAGATTTTCGACAAACGGACTCTTCTCTTTTCCGGATGAATAATGGTTTACTATCAGCAGTTCAGAGATTAGCTGGCCAAGAGAAATTTGGATATGTGCAGTTACAGAAAACAGAAAGAAGTGAGACAGCCGCTTTGGCTGATTTACTGGATTAGGTGAGTATATGAGAAAGTTTCTATATGGCTTGGCGACTGGTATTATAGTTATTCCGCTTGTTGGTTCGCTTTTGGAAGTGGCGTATTCATGGTTCGAGGTATTAAAAATCAAACCAGCATCCATCGTTAATGAGTGGAATAAGAAAGTTGCGGCAGAATCCGGTGATGATGTTTCTGCTATAGGTTTTCAGATAAATAACGATACAGAAGAATATGACGAAGAGGAAGAATAGTCTTCTCTTCTTTTCGGAGGTAATTTGGAGGTAAAATATATGGCGGCAAGTAAACTGAAATTTAACAGAGTAATTACAGATAAACTTAATATTAAAGGTATTCTCTCTGAGGATGGAGAATTCATTACTTACGAAAACGCAGACGGGGTAGAACAGGATATTTCTCTCGCTGACTTGCTTAACGCATTCAAAAATAATGCCATCGAAATGACTATTTGTCTTAAGAGTGATGAAGATCTCGACATTATTCCGGCAGATGAGTAAGGCGGTGAGTACTTATAGATAGCATTAAGCGCTTACCAAACGAAAACGAAGAATGCTTTATTTGGCGTATTTGCCAGGCAAAAGACGCTGGTGAATTGAATCTTTCATATGATGAAATTGCGGATATTATCAATCGCGAATTTCGTGAAGACGAATCTCAGTATCGTACAGAATCTGCGTATAGGAAAAGTTATAGCCAGGCTAAACGATTTTATGAGGCTGGAGTTTTTAATAATCTCAATGAAGATAATTATTTAAAAGAACTTCGAACTTTAAAGGACGCAGTGTACAAAGAAAAACGTAAATTATACGATCAAAGAAGAGAATATAATAAAATCCTTACGTCAGACGCGCGGTCTGAACATATTATGGATGAGCTTGTATTGGCCGCTGACAGAATGAACAATACATCTCCTCTCATATTTTCAGATACGTGGTTCAGTAAAAATACACAAAAACAGGCGTTGCTTTTATGGGCTGATTGGCATTATGGTATGGTTACTGATAATATTTGGAATAAATATGACACTGATATTTGCCGAGCTCGTGTAAAGATGCTCGTTGAACGTGTGAAAGATTTTATTCAACTGAATGGTGTTGATGTTTTAAATATCGTAATGTTGGGCGATGCCAGTCATGGCGGAATTCATTCTACATGCCGCGTTAAATCAGAAGAAGATGTTTGTGATCAGCTTATGAATGTATCGGAAATTATGGCTGGCGCAATCAATGATCTTTCTTCTATTGTGAATCAGGTTTTTGTCTATTCCTGTTATGGAAATCATATGCGGACAATCCAGGATAAGAAGGATTCTATTCATTCTGACAATATGGAAAAAGTCATTCCGTGGTGGATCAGACAGCGTCTGCAAAACAATTCCAAGGTAGAAATTATCGAGTCTGAGTATAAAGAGTTTACAAAGGTTCGGATTTTTGACAAAAATATTGTTGCTATCCATGGCGATTTAGAGAAAAATTTTAAGGATATTGGTGTTACGGTCAATACTCTCTTCTCTCGCAAATTTGGTGAGACTATTGATTATACCGTATCTGCCGATAAACATCATTTAGAGGAGTTTGAGCGGTTTGATATTGAAAGTATTCTCGTCCGTTCGCTATGTGGAACAGACGATTATGCAAACAACGGGCGGTTATATTCTCGTCCCGGGCAAACACTCATGATTTTTAATGATGTTTACGGACGTGAATCTACATACAATATTCCATTAGATAAATAAAGAATTATAAGGAGATTTATATATATATGAAGAAAACAGATTTTATTGGAAAAGTTACTGAAAGAGCAAGCGAAACCCTGGAGACAAAATTAACGAAAAAACATATCGATGCTGTGATGGACGCCATTTGTTCTACTATTCTTGATGCTCTGACTGAGGATCCAACTGAAAAGATTGAATTTGGACGCCTCGGAACTTTTAGAACGAAAGCTGTTCCGGAAAAATCCGGTGTAATTCGTCTTCCTGGCAGAAAAGATCAGGAATGGACAAAACCTGCTCATAATGCTTTGGTTTTCAAGGTTAATTCTGCTATTAAAGACATCGAGTAATATATCGGAGTGTATATATGGAAAATAAATATGAAAATGTAACTATGTATGATATTAATAATAGCCATGAGCTTCTGTCTCTCCTTATTATTAAAGGAACTCAGCTACCGCCTCACGGATATTTTATGGTTTTTGCGAAAGGAAATACTATAGATCATCTTTTTAGAGATCTTATAAAATTAAACTATAAGGTATCTTATGTTGAATATGATTTAAGTGATTATATCCGTGACGATGACATTCTTATGCTTTCATTTGGCGGCGACGGTATTGTTTCTGTCGAGAACGCCTACGGTAAGAGCAAAATTAAAGATTCCGACGCAGATGAGTTCTTTGTGTCAATGGATGATTGCACTCAGGATGTTGTTGATTATTGTATTGGAACTGGAAAACATGTTACTCTCTTTGGCAAACCAGATGGCTATGATGATTGAGTTGTTATGATAGCATGCGGAAAATAAAAGAAAGGAGGTGTGTAAATGGCGGAAATCAGTAAACGCATAGAAATGTATGATGCTGAGAAAATGGAACATATAAATCCCGATACATTAAAACTGTTTCGTAAGTATCAGATTGATATGTCAATCCGAGATTTATCTCCGAATAGCATCAATGCATATAATTCGGATCTTAAACAATGGTTTATTTATATGTATGATAATCAGTTTAATTTATCAGTACTGGAGGCTACGGATGAGGATCTTGAGGAGTACTTTTACTGGCGAAAGCAACAGGGCAATAATGTAAATCGGCAGCGTAGAGTTATGGCTTCTATTTCTGCCTTTTACAAATTCCTCCGGAAGAAAAAACTGATAAAGGAATCTCCTACTGAATTTTTGGAACGCCCTAAACAGGGGCAACCAATAATTAAACAGACATTTCTTACTGTTCAACAGGTAAATGAACTTCGTGAAAAATTAGCTGAATGTGGTGATATCCAGTTACAGACATACATTCTATTTGGGCTGTCAACCATGGCTCGTGTTAATGCTATGGCTCATCTGCGTTGGGAACAGGTGAATATTGAAGACCGTGTATGTGCCGACGTACTGGAAAAAGAACAGAAGGTCGTTGACCTGTATTTTTCACAAGAAGTTGCGGATTTGCTTGTAAAATTAAAAAAGTACCGTGAGGAAAATGGTATTAACGATTACGGATGGGTTTTTATTTCGAGTCAAGTAACGGAAGAAAAATGCATTCAGAACGGGACTTTGAATGATTGGTGTAAGCGTGCTGGCAAAATGATTGGAGTTCCAACATTGCATAATCACGATTTACGCCATTCTGGCAGTAATATTTTAAAGGAATTAGGAATGGAAATTCAGGATATTGCGGAATTACTCCATCATAATTCAACGGAGACGACGGTGAAGCATTATCTGACCGTAAACAAGAAAAAAGTCAAGGAAAATAAGGATAAATTCTCATTTTAATGGAATTTCAGTTTCATTGTTTAGAACAATGGTATAACAGAAATAAGCATCCGAGTTATCGGGTGCTTATTTCTAATCTTGAATCTTGTTTTGTGATTGGTTAGGTCACGTTGAGTCTCATGTTTTGTAGATTCTTGCTACACATTTATTATAGCATATTTCCCATTAAAATCAAGGTGGATTCTTATTAATTTGTACTTCTATGTACTTATTGCATGGAATTTTTGATATACGGAGAAAAGTAACCAGCTTTTCTTACATTTAAATTCCATCAATAAGAATCTATGAAATATAACGACGGTTACATATTATCTGTTATCTCTATAAATCTCATATAGTAACGCTAGAGTAGCAATTACTATCGAGATAACACTGCAAGAATCTTGAAAACTCATGAAGGCTCCTTCCTCCATGCTTGCCGTAAGTTTCATATATAGAATATATGCAAAATAATTTTACCATAATTTTCAGAAAATTGCTACTGCTAATTTCAGAAGATACTTATGAGGTTTAAGCGAAAGAACTTAGCGTTCCGCAGATTGACGCTGTAGCAAGGGGCAGACCTCAGATATTCGATCGGATATCATAAATAAAGGAATTTGTGCGGACGATGTATCTATGCATTGAGAAATGGGTCGGACAGTTGGAATACTTCCGAGATAAAGCTTTTAGAGTATCGAAACCGTATCACACCGCTCCTGAACTTATACTTCTGTAAGTCAGTAGACCAGCCCTTGTACGAGATGGCATCCACTCAACCCCCTCATATCATGAAGCCTGAACCTTGTAAGGCAGATGGCTTGTCAACTACTGCCCATTTGAGGAAAGTAGGCCATGCCACTGTAGGGCGATATGGGAAGTCTGTAAATAGTAAATTAATAAATGATAATATGGCCTAGCTAGTAACGCAAGAAACTTTGGTTTGCGGGTGTGATACTAAATGTTAAGTGGATATGATGTTGGCGAAGGGAAAGCATACTTGTTTTCCAAACAAGAAGTCTCGGTTCGAATCCGGGTATCCACTCTTTCCTGAGCGTAGCGTAATTTGGCATCGCGCCTGGTTTGGAACCAGGAGATTGCGGGTTCAAATCCTGTCGCTCAGATTAAAAGCGCCTGTTTCTTATTTGGATCAAACTCTCTCAAAATTGTTCGGAAAGAAATAGGCGTCTATAAAATATATGGAGATGACATTTTATGCCTCAAAAAAGAATTTCTTCACAGCCAAGGCCAATTCGAAGCGTTCCTAGCACAAAAGTTGGCGATCAAGATATTATGGATACATATAAATGTCATTGGTGTGGCAAACGATGTAGAGGACTGGATAAAAATTTCCCTGCATCTCAGAGTGAATTATATGCTGGATGGGATTACCATTTGCCTATATGCCGGAAATGCATAGAAAAACTATATGAACATTATGTACGGGCATATGACGGAGATGAAAATGCCGCTATCCGTCGAATATGCAGCAAATATGATATTTACTATTCTGAAGACATTGTAAACTCTGCTTTGGTTGGTAGAAGTTGCCAGAAGTCTCCTATTACTGTTTACCTCTCGCGTTCATGTTTAAATCAGTATAAAGGCAAAACTTTTGATACTACATTGGACGAAGAGCGGCTTGCTAAGATATCTTTAATTGCAGAAGATGAACCGGAAGAAGTTACTCGGAAGTCCGCGCGAAACGTAAAGCGATGGGGAACTGGATACACCGAAGAAGAATACGAAATGCTTAACGAGCATTATAAACTGTATAAAGATAGCATCGATGAAAATAATGCGACTCAAATTGCTCTTCTTAATGACTTATGTGAGCAATATGTTTTAAAAATGCGTGCCAGACAGAATGGTGATATAGACCGATATGAAAAGGTTTCAAAATTATATCAGCAGACTCTTGGCAGTGCTAGTTTGAAGCCGAAGTCAACTGCGGATCAGATTTCTAACAACCCTGATGAATGTTGGGGTAACTTTATAAAAATTGTGGAGGCGATGTCTCCTGCTGAATATTTCCAAGATAAAACAATCTTTAAAGACTATGACGAGCAAGATGAATATTATCGCAGGTTTGTTGAGCGTTCAACAAATAATTTGATGAACGGAACGTCAGTGATGGATGAAGAATATTCCATAAAGGACGATACTGATGACCAGTAAGTTATTAGATGCTCGTCAGTCTAATATTTTCAAACAAGTCTCAGAGAACAGTTGGTTGTCAAGCAAATCAAATGCCGATCGTTTTTTTGAGTGGAACACCTTTTTTCGACGAAACATAAATCGATATGCCGAGATGTATTTTGGCTTTTCTCTTTATCCATATCAGCATCTCGAATTATATGAAATGAATGCCAATTCTACCAACGTGATTGTTGGTTCTCGTGCGGTTGCAAAGTCTTATGTAGTCGCTATCTTTGGTTGTTGTAAAGCGTCGCTCTACCCTGGCAGTCAAATTGTGATTGCATCTGCAACAAAATCTCAGAGTAAACTTATTGTTACCGAAAAAATCAAAAACGAACTCATGAATCAGTCGCCGAATTTGCGTCGTGAAATAGAAAGTATTAAAGATAATCAGAACGATACTGTGGTTAAATTTCGTAACGGTAGCACGATTAAAGTTGTTCCGGCGAATGATAATGCTCGTGGAAACCGTTCTACATGTATTATATATGAAGAGTTTCGTATGATTAATAAGTTCATTATCGATTCTGTGCTTTCTCCTTTTCAGATAATTCGACCTGTTCCCTATATTAAATTCAAAGAATATGAAAATTTAGCCGAGGAACCGACTGACATCTATATTAGTTCTGCATGGTATTCTTCTCACTGGATGAGTGGGTTAATTGAAGAAACTATAGCTGCTGTCAGAAAAGGAATGGATCAGTGTATTCTTGGTTTTGATTACAGCATTACTTTGAAACACAATATCAAAACGCGAAATCAGATCTATAAGGATAAAAAGAAATTTGACCCAATTACATTTGCGATTGAGTATGAAAATCAGATGATTCGCGAAAATACTGCTGCTTATTTTAAGTATAAAATGTTTACGGATAATCAACGACTCAGAAAGCCTTTTTATCCTCGTAACGATACCGATGTTTTGGCAAAAAGGAAGAATCCTTACGCTATTCCAAAACAAGAAGGAGAAATTCGAATTATATCTTGTGATATGGCGTTTATTGAAAATGAGAAGAATGATAACTCCATCTTTTCTTGCATGAGATTAATTCCAGAAACTCGATCTTATACTTCTCAGGGAAGTGAAGGATCTCGTAAAGAAATCAAGCAAGGGTATCGGCGTATGGTTCCATATCTTGAACCAATTCAAGGTGGAGACACGTTTAAACAGGCTATTAGAATAAAGCAGCTTTTTGATGATTTCGAAGCAGACTATTGTGTTCTGGATACTCGAAATGCGGGTATTGCTATTTATGACTTATTGGCGAAAGTAATGTATGATGAATCGCGTGACAAGGAATACTCTCCTTGGGTATGTTTCAATAATGAAAATATCGCTGCTCGAATTAAAACCCCCGGGGCAAAACCTGTGATTTATTCTATTGCAGCATCACAAAAATTGAATAGCGACATTGCTCAAGATTTCAGATTAAGTCTGGTCGAAAATAAAATTGATTTCTTAGTGTCTTTCAATGACGCCGTTGAAAATATTCTTTCGAAAATTCCGGAGTACGCTTCTAATTCGGATCCGGACACCCAGATCTTTTATGAATCTCCGTTTTTGGATACTCAGGAGCTGATTTCGGAGAGTGTTGAGCTTGTTTATGAGAAAAAACCGCAAACTGATATTATTGTGATTAGTGAAAAAGGTAATAATCGGAAAGATAGATATACTTCTGTTTCTTACGGAAATTACTTTGCTAGTTTACTAGAACAGGATTTGTTATCAGATTGCGGGTCTGATTATGATTATGACTTTTCGGATAAAGATTATTAAAGGAAGGAGGAAGGTTTTTGAATGACGAAATAAATGAACAGTCCAAAGAAGAAATAGGTTCTGCTGCTGTAGAGATAAATAGTTTTATTGATTATAGCGTAGTGGATTCGTTTTTTGGCGGATATGATTATTACACAAAAGAACAGTTAATGGAATATGTTTCACGGCCAATGCTATATCATAAACAGTTGATGGACGTATCAGAAAAAATGTATAATCGTAATGGCGTTTTTGGACAAACCGTCTCAAAAATGGTGTCCGCTCCTTCCTTAGATGCGGTTATCATTCCGTATTCTGTTAAGAAACGCACAAAAAAATTTTTGGATTCTGGATATGATGTTCTAAATAATAAAATTAACCATAAATTATCTACTCAAGATGGATTATTTAACTCGTTTCTTTATGGTGAATATATTGCCATATTGCGAGATACAAAAAAAGTGAATGTCCCTCGCCCTAAAGAATATGCCGATGGGGAACGTATTGAAGGATCTGGATATGTAAACAATGTTATGTTACAACCATTGGATTTGCGGTTTTGCCGATTTGAAGGTTTTGCAAACGGTGATTATGTAGTATCTTTTGACATGCAGTATTTTGATATGTTTCGTGGAGATAATTTAATCGGGGAAATTCGTAACTATCCTGATATGTTTATAAAAGGATATAATGCATATCGTAAAGACAACTCCAAGCGATGGCTACTGCTTCCACAAGAATCCACTTTTGCATACAAATATCACGGAGCAATCAATGAGTCTCATGGACGCCCATTGTCGCTTTTTGCGCTTATAGATATTCTATTTGCTGATGATTATAAAGATTCGCAGCGGAACAATATGTATAAGAATAGTTCTACAATCCGGTGGATGCGTCTTCCGGAAGGTGAACGAAAGGGATCTTGTTCGCTTAATAAAGATCAGCAAAACAATCAATATAATGCATTTAAAGGGGCTGTTAGTTCTAATGATGCAAAAGCCAGAAATCGGTTGGGCGGCACGACAACGCTAAAACTCGCTCCTGGTACTGAAATTGGAAAACTTGATAATGATAGCGTATTTTTAAAGGATACACTTACAGACGAGAACAACAATAATATTAGCACATCTCTTGGATTTCCGATTGCTGCATTAAATGGTGGTAGTGAAGGAACCAATTATTCAACTCTTACTATTTCTATCAGTTTAATGTTGGCCGAAGTCTATTCTATGTTGGAACAATTTTCTTTCCAGTATACCAAGCTATTAAATAATTATTTAGGGTTAAAGGATGATAATCGTTTAATCTTCCGTTATTTAAAGACTTCTACTCTCGACGCAACTGAGCAGTTTAATCGCTATAAAGAGCTCTATACTCTGGCTGGAGGATCAAGAACGATTTTATATTCTTCTGCTTATGGTGATGCTGATCTTTATATGCGTCTTATGGAGTTTGAAAAATCTCAGAATTTTGATGAAAAATATTTACCTCATTCTACCAGTTATACAATGACCGGGAATGAATCTTCTGTTGATACGGGCGCCAGCAAAGGCGGCGCACCGGAGAAAGAAGCGCAAGATTTGTCGCCGAAGGGTGAGGCTACTCGCAGAAATGGCGGGAATAATATGCCTCGCGCTTCAAAGTTATAACAAACTTATATACGAAAGAGGTGAATTAAATGGATTTTGAGATTTGTTCCATCCAAGATCAAACGAATGAAGAGGTTCGTGCGGGCAGAGTCCGAATTACTATGTCGGCATACGAAATCTATCCGACTGGTGACTATTCTTTATATAACAGGAATGGGATTCATTGGGAAGAAAAATATACTCGCGAAAATATGAATTCTGCTGTAGGCGCGCCTTTTGTCGTTCGTTTTATAGATGATACGCGGTCGATTATATCAGATCATGGACGCATGACCAATGATGTGGAAGATGGCACCATTATATTTCCTGATAGTGATACTGTTGGGCATATTGAAAAAGTATGGATTGAAGACCGTGAAATTGATGGAAAGATAAGAAAAGTTCTTATGGTGTCTGGTGTTATTTATGACCAGCGATATCATGAACTTGTAAAGTATTTGCGTTCTGCTTTAGTAGAGGGCGCTCATGTAAAAGGATCTGTTGAATGTGTTGGTAAAGGTAATGACAATAGAGGAATTTTATACGAACACGGATACGGAAATAAGGATAATGAAGGGAATCTTATAACTCCCCGAACACCTGTAAAATATGATATTTCTGCGTTGGCGATCTTAGCTGATTTTGTTCCACCGGCAGACAAAGGATCCCAAGTTATAGAAATTAACAATCTTAAACATACGGAAAAAGAATCCGATATGAATAAAAAAGATAATAAGGAGGATGTTCAAATGGCAGACGATAATAAATCTGTTGTTGAGCTTAACAATAAAATTGCCGCTCAGGATGTCGAAATAGCTTCTTTAAAGGCGAGTCTGGCAGCAAAAGAGGTCGAGCTGAACGATTGCAAGACTGATTTAAAAAATTGCAAAGATCAGATTGCAGAGTTAAATTCATGCAAAGACGAATTAAGTGCATGTAAAAATGAAAAGGCAGAATTAAATATTTTGCTTGTAGAAGCAAACAAAACAGTTGAGGCTCAGAAAGCTCAGATTGCAGAGTTGAACGCAGAAATTGAGCCTCTTAGAAAAATGAAAGCAGACGCTGATGCCGATGCCGCACAGGCAGAAGTTAATTCTTATTTTGAGTCTATCAAGAAAAACGATGGGTTCACTGACGCAGAATTAAATTCTATGCATACCGAGTATGTTGAAAAATGCGATCTAGATGGATTAAAAGCGAAAGAAACTGAACTTTGCGTTGCAAAATTTAAAGAAATGCAGAAAGCATCTGCTAAGGAAATTGAAATTAATTCTGCAATGGATAACGACGGTGCTATGCTTTTCTTTTCTACCAAACCGGAAAATATTGAGGTAAATAATGCAAAAGATTCCGATGATGGTAGTGATTTATTTAAATAATAGGAAGGAGATTTTTTAATATGTCTAAAATTATGTATGCTGATTATGCTGGCATTAAGAATGAGCAGCATATTCCTGATGCTCTGGCACAGTCTGATTTAAGAAATGGATATGTTGTTAAACTTGGCAGAGATGCCAAAGGTAATCACACTGCTACTCTTCCGGCTAGCGAAGATGATTGTAAAGGCGAACTGTGGTTTGTATGGAATACCATTGATAAACCTGAGCTTGAAAACACTGATGATTATGTAATTAAGAAGGGTGATCCGGCTAGAATTTTCAAATTTAAAGCCGATTATCCGGTGTATGTAACTTCTAATCTAGTTTCCGGCGATGTAACTGTTGGTAAATATCTGATTCCGGATGAAACTAATTATGGAAAATTGAAAGCAGACGCCGCTAATACCGGTTATGCCATTTCTTTAATTGTAAGAAAAGTGCTGAAAACTGCTCAGGGCGTTTCTTATCTTTGTGACGTTGCTTGAGTATAAGGAGGATTTATAATGAACGCAATTGATTTTAATAAAATAGTTCCAAACGCCGAACTAAATAATCTCCAGAAGTCTGTGAATACAGATACTAAAGGCGTAGAGATTTTCTGTGCTATGTGCGAGGGTAAAGATCTTTCTAAGTATGGAACAGATGTAGATAAAGTAAATACATATTTAAAGGGCAGAGCTCAGGCTTCTGTAAATGGAGATCTGAAAGCTCAGGCTGAATTAAATGCTATCACCACCAAGAAAATTGAGACTCCGCTTCTGAAAAGACTGAGTATCTTTGATTTTATGGGTGAAAAAATCACCGTGGGATTTAACGAGGAAGTTAGATATCGCGTGCAGAATATTGAGGGTGAAATGTCCAGATGGCAGGCTGTAAATGGCGCATTTCCGTTTGCTACTAACAAATGGTCTACCAGAACTATGGATACTCAGAATATTACTGGCGGTGTGCTTACAGATCATAGAGAGTTCCTTTCTGGAAACTACGACGCAATTCAGGAAATGAGTGAGCAGGTAGTAACCGATATGACTAATAAAGTATTTTATAAAGTTGTAGAAACTCTGCACAACGCTGTGAAGACTGGTAAATCAAACGGTCATATTGTAAACTTCGAGGAGAGTGCTGGTATTACTAAGGCATCTGTAGATTCTGTCCTGAAACGTGCAAAGAGATTCGGCAATGTTACTATTTCTGGAGATTATTCTGTTGTTTCACAGATGGAAGATATGGCTGGATTTAAAGTTGATACTACTGGTGGCGTTAGATTTTCCGAGGCTGTTATGGAGGAGATCCGTAAAACTGGTCTGCTTAAAATGTATAAGGGAACTCCTATTGTCGAGATTCCGAATGCATTTAATATGACTCAGTTAAATGATAAGGGTGATTTCTATGAGACTTACCTGCCGGAAGGTCTTCTTTTCTTCCTGGTAAATGGTCTTATGTCTCCACTTAAGATTGGATTTAAAGGCGGCCTTCAGGCTATGTCTGGACAGGATATTTCTTTGAAAGCAGACGTAACCCGTTACGATATGGAAGTTGGTACTGTAGTTATTCCTGAGTATCTTGCATATATCGGTCTGGTGTCTGACACCAATTTTGCCGTAACAAAATAATATATTTTAAATAGATAGCGGGTGAGTCTCAGTGCTCTCCCGTTTTCTATAGGTTATCTTGGAGGTTTATAATTATTATGAGTTTAGATTTAGATAAACGATCAAAGGTTAGAAATTTGTGCTCGTGGCCGATTACTTTTGTGTTACCAAACTCTGGTGGCGAAGTTCGCATTGAGGGGCATAAGACAACTACGCTTAATAACGGCGAGCTTGTTACCATGAATGATAATAACAACGTCATGCTTTGTGGTACTGGAAACGGTAATCATGCACGTTTATATGTAGATAATCCGGAGTTTAGAGAATATGTAGGTTTTGATAACGCAGAATCTAAAACCAAACAATTTGTTCTTATCCCGGAAGAATGTGAAAAACTATGTGCTTTAAAAACAGATCAGGCGTTTAAAAAGAACGTCGAAGAAAAAATTGTCATGGAACATGAAAAGGCTATTTTTATGGATTACTGTAGGACTACACATTTTAATGATTACAGTAAGATTAAATTTCTTGAGGAATATACAGGTTTTCGTATGAACTAATGGAGGGCGTTATGAAAAAAGGAACAAGCCTTCAAAAAATTGTTGACGCCGTAAAAATAAAACTTCCGAATGAAAATCTTCGAGGCAAAGAAAATCAGATTGTACAGTTACTTACTGGTGCTGTTGCAAAATGCTATCGAAAAATATATGAAGATATAGATTTTTTCTATGATCCGGAAATTTTAGACGGATATTTCTACCATGACATATCTCCTGCTACGATTGAATTGTTATCTCTGTATATTGTGAAAGATTATCTTACACGCAATTTTTCAGCATTAAATAATCGAAAAAAATATCTTGGAACTTCTGCTTTTAATAAAATTCCCTCTAATAAAGAAGAATATGATTTCTTGCTTAATCAGCTAAATTACTGGGATAGTGAAATTGAAAAATTTGAAATGCAGTTTCCTGATTATTCAGAAGAACGGTAGGTGATTTGGAAATATGAAAAAAAATATATTAGTAAAAACACCTCAGTATGAAATTTCTCTTGATGATCTTTGCGACAATCAGTATAAGAAAATCAATCATATCATGAATATGATTGAAAACGAATTTCAGACTGATATGAATCTTCATCAGGAACTAAAGCATGAAATTTTAGATATTTCTAATTTTATTCGGCGGCTGCCTGGTATGGTAAGCGAGGTGGTCTAATCGTGGATATGCATGACGATTGGGGTACACTAGAAGAATCTTTTTCTGATATTTATCACAATGCTCAAGAAACAATAGATAATGTTCGTGAAAATTTTGATATTCGAAGGTGGTATACTGCCGAGGGAAAGGATATCGTTATTAATGGTGTACATGAACGATGTTTGGTTCAGTTATCCTCTAATCCTTTACGAGAGTTGAATGATTATCGTAAAATTCAGTGTCCAATAACAGCGGATGTTAGACGCGGGTATTATGTTGAGTATGAAAATTCTGTGTGGATTATCGATACAAACGTGGCAGATATAGACGGGGCGTATTTTTCTGCTAGAATGTCACGTTGCCAATATATTTTGCGGTGGCAAGATAAAGATGGAAGTATTGTGGAACGTTATGGATATTCTTCTGATCAGACAAAATATTCTAATGGAGAAAGTGGAAACAGCATTATTCTTGTCGGCGACAATCAATATGGATTGTTAGTCCCCGTCGATGAAAAAACGAAAACGTTACGTAGAGGCATGCGTTTTTCTTTTGATTTTGACGATGCTGACACTCCTGACATATATAAACTCACTAATCGTAAAATTAAGTTAAACGATGAGGAGATGTATGATCGTGGCGGAACAATGCAGTTAAGCTTTAGTTTTACAGAGTTTAACAGTGATACTGATAAGAAAGTTACACTTCCTAACGGAAGGACTGTGTGGATTTGCGATTATAAAGATTATTCCATCACAGAAGAGTCACAGAAATATAAAATTGACATTTCATTCAGAGGTAAACCGGTGATTGTTTCTGGTGGAAATGCAAAAAACTTTAAGGCGATTTTGCAGGATGAAGTCTCCGACCCCCATCCTCAGTTTACTTGGAGTGTTACAACTCTTCCTGGTTTAGAAAAGTTAATCACACATACTGTTCGAGATGACGGAAGTATTGATGTAAAAGTCGCTTACGACTCCCAGCTTTTAGGGACAGAAATTCTTTTATCTGTTTCTTATAAAAATTCTAGTCAAGATTTATATGTGACTATAGGAGGTGGTATTTAATGCCGAAAGGTAATGAAATTATCACCTATAAAAATCGCATTATTCATGATATGCTTCACAACGAAGACGAATCTTTGAGCCATAACCTTGTTTATGCTCTCGATCCGGATTGTATCGGATGTGAAGACGAATTGATTTATTCTAATATTTTCCCATATCTGAAAGTTCCAGATATTCAAACTGAAGCAAAGTGTTATATCACTATGGCGGTAAATATGCCGAAGGTTTCTACCAAAAATTATTTTTTCAAAAATATGGTAATCACTATAAATGTAATTGTCCATGACGAAAAAATGAAGATGGATCCACAGTATAATGCTACTCGTGCTGATTATATTGCTGCAATTATCAATAAAATTTTTAACGGCAATAAAGGATATGGCATTGTTCCGCTTGAATATGTGTCAGACACTGAAAGTCTTTTACTTAATAGTTTCTTTATGAGAACAATGCGATTCTCATGTGATGAACTAAATTCTGTAAGGTGTTGATATGCAGGACAGTATCTATATTAATGACTTAAACTATGTTGTTGGTGATGAAAACTATAGAGTCAATCAATACATTACGGTTTATAATCCCACTGTTGAAGAAATTCGGCTTTTTGGTGAAGATTTATACAATTATGTTCTTAGTTTATTTGCTAGGCGTCCATACGATATCGCTATCGAATTGGATGATTTACATATAGACTATCAGAGTATTGATGAGTATGATTTATTTATTCAGTCTGCTTCTTCTATTCCTATAGAATATTCCTGTATTCTTTTTGGAAAAGTAGATTTTACACGTTTTGAACTTTGGTATGTGAAAGAAACTGGCGAAAAGATATTAGTATCAAAAGACGATCATAATTTTAAGATTGACCGCGTGATTTATCTCCATATACTCCAATGTTTGAGGAAAATCAATTTCTTAAGTGAAAAAGTTGAATATGATATGGGGAATGCAGCGGGTAAACGTTTTCTATTAGAACGTATGCGTCGTAAAAGGAAGAAATATCTGCGCGACGTAGAATTAGGAAAAATCAAGAAAACATCAAATATCGCTACGATGATTATTTTCTGTGTCAATAATTCAAATTTTAAATATAACTATCAAAGTGTACAAAAAATAAAAATTAGTATGCTTTATTCGTCCTTCTATTTTATATCACATAAAGAAGAGCGATCAGAAGTCATATCCGGAGTTTACTTTGGAACCGTAGACACAAAGAAAATGAAGGATAAAGATATTCTATTAAGGATTCCAGACTTACACAAGTAAGTCTTTTTTTATTATTTTTTAAGGAGGAATTAAACATGTCTGTTAATTCAAATAAGTATATTATCCAGACTATGGAACGGATTAGCTTTTTTAATCTTGAAGATGGTACTTGCTATTTCCAGGTAGATGATCTTCAGGAAGCAACTATGACTAACGAACAGGAAACTGTGTATGCCACCGGTAAAAATGGTATTAAGATCGGTTCTTCCGACCGAAATAAAGCAAGCCGTATTTCTGCCACCAACGGTACTGTTACCGACGGTGTCCTTGCGGTACAGGTAGGTTCTGATGTTACCGTAGGTAAAGTTACTATCCCGAAGCATTTCTTCCAGTTTGTTACTACCGATGGAACTTCTGTTGAAATTAAGATTAAGCCAATGGGAAATACTGGTAAGGAAATCCCGTATGTCTATAAGAGAAATGCCGATGGAACTATCGGTAAACCGTATCCGATTGCGGCTGAGGCAAGTGCTACTGCATTCAAATATGATCCTGGCACTAAAACTATCACTCTTCCGACTGGCGTGTTTGCTGCTGGCGAAACTGTGTATACCTTCTACGATATCGAAGTTGATAATGCAAAACATATCGTGAACGACGAGGATAAGTTTTCTAAGACTGGTATGATGGTTGCTGATGTATTTGCAAAAGATACCTGCACTGAGAAGAGTTATTATGGTAAAGTTGTGTACCCGAAAGCAAAGGCTTCTGGCGCATTTGAGCTGTCCTTTGGTAATGATCCGTCTGTACAGGCTATGGAGTTCGAGGCTTTGTCCGGTGGATGTGGTACTAACTCTAAGAGACTCTGGGATTTCTTCGTGTTCGACGAGGATGACGCTACTGCGGCGTAACCCATTTTAAAAACCACCAGGGGGCTTCGGCTCCCTGTATTATATAGAAGGAAGTCTTTATGAAACCAAATCATATTTGTAAATATTCAAAATGTACTCTAGGAAAAGATGGCGGCCCTAAGCATTATTATGCATGTGATTATTGTGACGCCACTGAAAACTGGAAGTCAATGGCTTGTTCGCCGGAGCATTACAAAGCATATATTGAAGAGGTCCTTGCCGCTCGTGCACATGGCAAAGAAGTTGACACTCTTCCAAACAGAACAGATATAACAAAAGAGCAGGTGAAGGCTCTGAAAAAGCAACCCAAAAAGCAGTTAAAAGCTAAAGTAGAGAAAGAATTAAAAGCTTATGCAGATGAATCTGGAGAAATCGATATTGCAAAAGCTGTAGATAAAATCAATAAAGAAAATGAAGACAAAGGTATTGTATAGGAAGGGATATATTAGTGAGTATGGGAATAGGGACATATAATCTAATATTTACTGGTTATATATCCCTATTTTTTTACTCATACAAAGAAAAGAGGATGCTATGGGAAAATTAATTGATAAAGAATATTCCACGAGTTGGATTACAGAAGTCGTTTATTTGAACGACAATGGGATTCGATATACGTTTGTGAAAACTATAGATGGAGTAACTGTATATAAATACAAGAAATGTAAGAAGTTGTTTGATTCGTTATCTAAACTGTATAGAAATCTTGGAATTATTTCCGAGGATGACAAGTTTCGGAGCTAATTATGGATACGATAATGCTGTCTTTGGATACATCCAGTAAAAAGACTGGTTATGCTCTATTTGAAAATGGTGTTCTAAGTGATTATGGACTTATTGAATGTACTGAGAAAGAAATCGAAATAAGATTTAAAAAGATGGCTCTTGCGCTATGGAAAAAAATATCTCACTACTCTCCTGCTATTGTTGTGATAGAAGAAACAGTAGTTATTCGGAACCCACAAACTCAACGATTTCTTACCAGGCTTCAAGGCATTGTATACGCATGGTGTATGTTACATAACGCGGAATTTATTACTCTTCGTCCAACAGAATGGCGATCTGCTGTCGGTATTAATTCATATCATAAAAAACGTGAAGTTTTGAAACAAGAGGCAATCGCGTTAGTTTCGAAAAATCATCCAGAAGTTTTGGATGTGAATGATGATACGGCTGAGTCGATACTTATTGGAGATGCGTTACTGAATATGCGAAAATAGAGTATATAATATATAGTTACTGTTAAAATTTTGGTTGTTATGGAGGTTTTATTTTATGTTAAAGGAAAATTTGAGAATTAAAGAAAACATCACTATCGCTGATGAAGCGGCGGCTATCGAAAGTATCGTTTCAAGTTGTTTCCATGGTGGCGATTATACTCCTTATTATATCGAGATTGGAAGAGTTATCGCTATCGCTTCTTATTTTATTACTGGATATGAGTTGGAGGGTGATGAAACTATATATGAGTGTGCTACGACAGACCCAGATATGAGGAATCTTATCTCCTATTTTGGCACAGTGGTTATTGATAATGAAGAGGATGAAGATCTTCATAAAAGATGTTTAAATATTATCGATTTCGTCAATCATTATGCTGGTAAAAAGGTAAGATTTAGAAGAGAAAAGATGATCCATACGAATTATGATCTGACTAAGATTTTGGAATTTGTCGAGGCATGTGCTGACGGGCTGGAAAATCTTGCTAAAATCAGTTTAATGGATTCAAACGAGATGAAAAAAGCATCTGAAATCGTCAAAAAGCTCTCTGCTGCTGGAACCGAAACTGATGATGTAGCAAAGATTTTAACTTCTGCCGCGTCTATTGATTTTTCTAAAGAAACGCAGGAGATTATTGATGCAAAAAATTCTAAAATTCGTGAATTAAAGAAAAAAGCAGATCTATATGACGCAAGAAATGTTCTGTCTGATAAATGATTTAGGTGGTGTATAAATGGCAAAATCAATGGCGGAAATAAGAAAAGCACTATTGAAGGCTATGACGGATGCTACAAACCAGATGGCGAAATCCGTTGAACATGAGGTAGATGAACGATTTATGGATTATTATACAGGCTATTATCCTGTGGAATATAATCGTACCGGAGCAATGAGTTACGCACCGCAAAAAACGGATGCTGTCGCTTCTGGATCCGGAGCTTCTGCGACGGTTTATCTTAATACAGATTATTCTTATGATACAGGAACATGGTCTGGATATGAAGTCATTGATTCTGCTAATAAAGGATTACATGGTGGAATTGATGCTGGAGATGGAGTTTGTGTTTGGGATGATCCAATGAATATAGTCAAATCAAACTCGCGATCAATGTGGGAGAGAGCTTTTAAAAGTGCAGGAGTAAAGCTTAAATAATATAATGGAAGTAACGTAACAGAAGGTGCCGTATGCACCTTCTTTTTGTTTGTAGAAAAGGAGTGTGACATATGGCAGATGAATTTACTGCGCTATTGGATTCTGAGTTAGATCTAAGTAAGGCGGAGAAAAGTTTACAGGATTTTTTAAATAAATGTCAGAAACCTATAAAGCTGAATCTTGATATTGGAGGAATCGATAAGGTTTCCGGAATAAATAATATCGGGAAAAAAATTGGGCAACAGGTAGGAAAACAGGTAAAAATGGCTGGCGCTACAGTCGGGAAAGTTTTTAATGAATCTTGGGCGAAAACAGCTTCTAAAAATATTTCCGATCAGTTTGGTATTGCAAATGCCGGAGTCCAATCTGAAATTACCGCTCAAATAAAGAATCTGATTCAGCAGGGACAAAATGTGGCGCAGAGCTCTGGTAATGATCGAAAAGCTCATAGCTCAACTTATAATCAGATCGTTGATATTTTATTTGATACTATAAAAAATAGTGCGGCTCCATTAACTTTGAAAGATGAATCTTTAGATAGTTTTTATAACTATTTTAAAGATAAAAAAATTTATATTTCAGATCAATTAAAGAAGTCTCTGATTAGTCAGGACAGATGGAAAGAAATTTTCCAGTCTGTACCTGGTAAAATTACAACTGATTCTAGTAAGGGTTTTGCCATTGATATGAGTTGGGATGAAATCCGCGAAGCGGCTGGCGGTGCATTAGATAATGTTGGCTATTCCGCTGAGGATCAGTTACTTTCAGCTATTAACTTATTTAAAAAATCGCGTGATATTCATAAAAATGGCGTGTCGATGGGTCGTGTTTCCGATGATGATATATGGAATGTAATTGGAGAACTTTCGTCTCAGATAACACAGAATTCTGTCAATCAGACCAAGACAACATCAACTCAATATTCCGGATCGATTCAAGACAGAAAAAAACTTGAACGGATTAGTTTAGACGATCATGATAACCCTGCTCAGTATGCTAAGGAATATTATTCCGATATGAGCGATGTTGCGAAGGTCTCTGTATCAGAGATTCGTGATGAGGAAAGTGCACTTGAGAGTTTTATCGTAACAGCTACAAAAACCAATGGTGTAATTGAAAAGCTGAAATATCAGTTCCAGGAAGGGGACGGGTCTCTCACGCCGGATTCTTTCAATTATGCTGGTGGAAGCATAAACGATTCGAATACGGACAAAGTCGCTACCAGTTTACGGACAAAAGATTTTGACACCGTAAAAGCTGTACAATCTGAAAAATTAGAGACTTTTATCAATCGTATAGAAAAATCAAATGTGCCGATTGAAAATATGCAGAGTGAAATTGATTCTCTTCGTGCGTCACTCAACGGAGCGTTTGATAAATCTTCTCTTACTTCATTTCTCAATGAGTTAGATATAGCTATTGCAAAGCATAAAACTTTAAGTTCGCAGATTGCTGCTGATAATAAAAATGAAATTGTCGGAATAAAATCCTCTGCATTAGAATCTCAGATTGAAAATTTAAAAAATATTAGTCCGGGAATTGAAAATTTCAAAACCTCTATTTTGGGCGCTGATGTTTCTGTTGATACGTTATTGGATGATTTAAGCAAAGTTAATTCTACTGGCGATATTAGCGTTGTAACTCAGCGGTTTAATGCGTTTAAAGATGCAGCCAAAGCGGCGGGGTATCAAGTGAAAGAAACCGTAGACGATCTTGCGTCTATGACAAAAATCAATAAGATGCGTGATTCTGTAAATAACGGATCTTTTGATGCCTTCACTTCAAAAGCCGATAAGTCTTTAAGTGCTTATAGCGGACAGGATTCTACAGAATTAGCTAAAGCCAGAACGTATCTTGAAGAGATAAAGAAATTACAGTCCGAAATAAAGCAAAATTATGCTAATGAAGAAATTGGATTAAATTTCGACCCAGCAGAACAAGCTGCTAAAATAAAAGAGCTTGAGGATGCTGTACAAAAATACAATAACAGTATGGTTGAAGTTAAAGCTTCTATGAGCCGAAGCGTTGATTCTTCCGTTGGTGAAATTGGATATAACAAAGTTAAAGCTTATATGCAAGAGAACTCTAAAGCTGTAAAGAAATATGGCACAGAATTAGAGGCTCTGGCTGAACAATACCGGAATGTAAAAACAGCTCAGGATAAATTAGAAGCTGATAATGCATATAAAAAACTTACTTCGCAGATATCTTCAGAAGGTCTTACAGGGAAGTCTGGATTCGATAGTTTTAAGCAGGCACTAGGAAAGATATCGCAGTTTGTAGGTATATATGGCATAATTCAGAATCTCGTCATGGAAGTACCATCTGAGATGGTTAGTGCCGTTAAAGATATTAACGCAGCGCAGATTGAATTACTAAAAGTTAGCGATGCTTCTACTGGTGAATTATCGAAGTACTGGGATGAAGCTGCTGCTAGTGCAAAAAAATATGGTGCGACTATTGATGATGTAATTAGTAGTACCGCTGATTGGTCCCGATTGGGATATAACCTTGATGATGCGAAAAAGCTATCAGATGCTACCACTCTAATGCAGCGCGTAGGTGACAATATGACGCAAGAATCTTCATCTAAGGGAATTATTGCTACCCTCAAAGGTTTTCAGATGGATGCCGATGAGGTTATGAAGATTGACGACATTATCAATGAAGTGGCAAATACTCAGCCTATTGATACTGCTGGTTTGTTTGAAGGTCTTGAAAGGTCGGCTTCTTCCATGAGTGCAGCAAACAACTCATTGGAACAGACGGTTGCGTTATTGACGGCTGCCAATAGTGTTGTACAAGATCCTGATTCTGTCGGCACGGCGTTGAAGACAAACTCATATTATTGTCTTTATGTACAGAAATGTGCATAGTGAACATATTTAATAGCAGGTAAAGTGTAAAGCCTTGCACCACAATACGGGAGACAATCACTGTATGATGGCGCGAAAGCAGAAACAACGTAGGGATC